TAATCATTTGACCCACCTTTTGAGCAATTTGTCTTAGTTCACTATCGGATGCCCCTATTCTGCCTTGAACATTTACAGTAATGTTATGCCCACCCGACGACATTCTTTTAGATTCGGAATTAGAGTGGACTCTTGAACCACTAGGAAGTCGAACAAACTCCGGCCCTCTTTCACCAACAAGAGAAAGACCACCTCTTGTAACACCTCCATTGGCAAAGGCAAAGGGTTTTGTAAAGAACTTAACCAAACCCGAAACCAATAAAACAACTAAACCGGCAATCATTACAGGCAATGAAGATAAAACAGCACCGACTAGTAGTGCAATTAAGCCCAACATCTGTGCGACATGAGAAAAGAAATTGATTACGCCCAAAAGAGGCTCTTTTACATTGTCATCAAAATAATCTATAATCATGCCTCCAATTGATGAAACTACTAATTTTAACATCTCAATATATCCTTTAATCAAGGGCATGGCTATAGTTAAAAATAAGTTCCAAAGACCCGTAAAAAATCCACTTATTAACATCCAATACCCATCCAATAAATCGTTAAAGTCACCATCTCCAAATAAAGCACTAAATATTAGTTTAACGCCTTCAAACATAGTGTATAAATTACCAACCAATTTAGAACCGTATTTTAAAAACTCATCTTTCATCATAATGACAACACCCTTTATGCTCTTAAAATCAATACCTGCGGCCTTCAATAACTTCATTATTACAAATACACCTCCTAATGCTAAAGTAAAATAAATTAAATATTTCATAACAAGACCTGCTAATGTAACTACAAACTTAAAAGCCATACTCCCTATTTTTATGAACTTCTTAACTTTTTTTGGAGATGGCCCACCTCCACTGCCCCCTAATTGTTGAGGCGTTGGCCCAAAAATTAAATCCTTCATTTTTGTAAAATCTTCATTAACACCCATTAACATCCTAGACATTAAACCATCTTTCTTATCACCCATACCCATAATAGGTCGCAAAAAGGCTCTATCAATAAATGAAAGCATACCGTCTAATCTGTTCTTAAAAATAAAGTAGCCGTCTACACCATACATCATTCGGTGAAAGAAACCCGTTCCTCCGGTCTGTTTTCTTAAAAAACCATCAATGAATTTACCAAGAAATGTTTGTGTCTTTTCTAAGTCGTCAGTAGTTTTCTTAGCACTGTCTCCAACCTTATCCATTTCCTCTGAAATCGTAGACAAAACAGGAGATAATTGTTTCATTATACCAAGCATTTTTTCTTGAATCAACATAAGGTCGTTTAGTTTTTGATGGGTTGTTGCCATATCACTTCACCTTATTCATTTCTTGGTTTATGACTTCGGCTTTAAGTTCTTCTACATTTCTATGAACATATAGTAAATCCATAACTAAACTTGCTGGCAATTTGTATATTTCTAAAGGGCTTATTGACAACGCCGATGAAAGCGTATAGGTAATCAAGAGAGATGCCATAGAAGGGTCTTCACTCCTTCCTTTCAAGGCATCTCTCACTCTTCGTTTTTTTCTCCATCTTCTCCTAGAGCATCCATAGGATTAGGCAGTATTTCCTTCAATTGAGAACCAATGTAAGGATTGAGTCGAATTAGTTCAAGAGTAGTAAGACTTGGTTCTGTGCGAACTACAAACTTTTCTACCATATAACGATACATTTTATTCAAGTCAATATCGAAGGTTTGCTTCTTAGAATCAATGTTCATAAGAGAAGTCATGGCTTGTTCTACTTCTAGCCAAGTTGGTTCTCTTACCCAAACCTTAAGGTATTCATCACTTGTCGGTGACACTTTTAATTCGTGGCACTTCTCTTCATTTAGCGCAAATAACACGCTCTTATCTTTTACAATATTTTTTTCCATAATTTTATCCACCTTCAAAACCAACAAACAAACAAACGGTGTTGGTGGAGTATTATTCTTCTTCTACAGGCTCTTTTTTAGGTCTTCCTCTTTTCTTAGGCTTGCTTTTTTCTAGCATTTTTTCAGCCATTTTAGCAAGTTTCTCTTCTCTAGTAAGCAAACGCAAAAAATCACCCCTGTAAAATCCAATGAGTTTTAGCAGTGCATGTTCCAATACTTCTAGCCATGATTGTTCCTTCAACCATAACTGGGCCTTTGTCTTCGGGCATAGGCCAAGAGTTACTCGTCAAGAAATAATTATCAAATGCTAAGTTTATTGCTTCTCCATTATCTTTAGTAAATGCCAAAGTAATGTTACTACCTGTCGTTTCGCTAGTATTCAAAAGTTCATTATACAACTTATCGTCTGTAACCATAGCAGTAAATGTCATTTCATAAGTTCTTTGAGCAGGTATAGCATCCTTAACTTTTCTACTACCCATACCAACAAATCTCTTATCCGTAAGTGTATTGTTCATAGTCAAAGTAAAATTAGTAATTTTTAGTAGTTCTTGTCCGAACATATTGATAGCACCATCCGAGAAAAAGAAAGGCTCTCTAAATGAGTCTACAGAAGAATAATTAACAAAAGAAGTTTCATCCGAAACGCCCCTTCTAGCCTCATATGCTTCTGTTTTTCCAATAGTGTGAATGTTTCTACACATAGTATTCATGTTGATTTTAAGTTCCTCGTTTTCATTAGCAGTAAGTGTAAGAGTATTTACTCTATTACCTCTTGCGATGCGAACAAAGTTTAGGTCTTCATCATCATCAGCAGTATTTGTTCTGTAAGTATTACTCGACGGCAACTTAGAAAACGACTGTTCCAAAGCAAAAGAAGGTAGATTGTCTCCGTCTTCTTCACCAAAAGTATAGGTTATTGCATTGATAATTGACCCATCAGTATGTAGAGCAGGGGCAGTAATTACTTTCATATCACTCTCGGAATCGTGGCCTCTTACAACAGGGGGAACAATAATATTAGCAGTGCCTCCTTCTGTAAGAGTTCGATAATAGAATGGCCCTTGTTGTTCGGGAGTGACTTCAATAATAAATGAGTTTGTTGAAGAAGCAATATAATGTGCCGGACTACCTGCTGAATCAGCACTGTAAGTTACTGTAGAGCCGCCCGAAGTAAGTCCTTCGTGAATATCTGTAACCTTTCCAAAGAAGTAATACAACCAAGCCGCATGATTAGCAACGACTCCAATATCAGCCGAACCTGCTGTTTCTATTCCTTTGTATTGGTATGTGTAGTTTCTACTACCACCAACAAATAGGTTCTGTTGCTTAGTTTCTACTTCATTTTCGGGGAATGTCAAAGAGTCTACAATACCCAACCAATTATCAGCATTTAGTCTAGCAATAGAACCTGTTTTTGGTGCAGGGCATGGCGCACCATATCTCTTAAGTCTAAAGAAATCAGCAGTTGCATCTATTGTTCCTTGTATTTGATTAGAGAAAGTAATTGTAGTGGCGGTATTGGAGGTAACTCTGTGTCTAGAAGTAAGGGAAGCATTGTCATAATATTCAATAATACAACCAACATACAAATCAATAACTAGAGAAAATCTAGATGTAAAATTAGTGTCAATGGTTACTGTGCTAAAACCCGCTACAGTATTATCAATTGTATTACTATTCGATTCGATGTATAAATCTACTTCGGGAACAAAAGTTACCGAGGTTCCACTTCCTAAAAATATATTGTTGTTCGTCATAAAATCCCTCTCCCTGTTACATACTTACTAGGGGATTGTCTGTGCGTATCGCTTTGCTTCTAAATTAACTTTATATCCAAATAATCTTTTATTCCTGTCGTTTGCTTCATTTCTGTTTCCTAAAAATAGCAAATTAAACTTAGAACCGTCGCTCGCTTCATACCCCTTACGCTTGCTCTCAATTGCGTGACGGAGTATCAAGTATAAAGCCCTTAGCCTATCTTTGCCAAAATTAGCATCAGTTCCGCCACTACCAACTGCTCTTTCATCGTGAATACAACGGATATGCAAAGTAAAAGAGAATGATTCATTCCTTACATCATACAGCATTGTTGGATATTCAATGGTATTACTGTCTTCAAAGACAACAATAACATCCTTTGTAGATAAGTCATAACGAACACCTTTGTTCTTTTCTAATGAACGAACATCAACAAGGTTTGGTTTAGCAACATGTGAAGAACTAATAGTCCCCGCACTGACTAAAGTAGTGGCTGATGTAGACCATTGATTATCTAATAAATCCAAAACTAATGCTACTTCATCCATGCAGTCATCTCCTTAATCATTATCTGTTCATAGTATTTAGCCATATCTTCTTCTATGTTTTGCAGTAATTCTTCTTCGGAAAAAGAAACATCTATTCCTAATATCTCCGATACTCTTTGCATCTCTAAGTTTCTTTCAGTATGTTTATCAATAACATCCTGTAGTTTTTTCTTAGCATTAGAAAACATATCAATCCAACATATACACTAAATCTTTCTTACCATCAATAAGGGCCATTCCTTCTGCTTTGAGCAGGTCATACTTTTCCTTAGTAGATATATTTGAGCCTGTTTCAGCAATAAGAATCGTTTGGTCGTCATGTCGAATCAATTCAGCCGCAACTAATTTAGTAGTGGCTTCGTGAACTGTAGAAGGAACTCGACCATCACCCGCTACATAAGAAACAATAACAGAGTTCTTATTATGATAAGGGTATCTTTTATTGAAGAAGATTCGACCATCATCTCCAATCATCCAAAAGTCTCCTAATCTTTTCATGTCCTGTTTATCAGTAAATGCTACCGCTACAGTATTAGAAGTAGTTCCACCTTTATCAGCCAAAGTAATAGTGCAATCCGAACCATCTTCACCGGCTAATAAACTTGAGATATTTACTTTAGTTCCATCTTGTTCATCAACGCTAGCATAGAAAAAGTCCGAGATAGCAATAGAAGAATCAGCCTCGGAGTTTTTGAACTTGGCTACAGTAGCACCTGTAAATTGAGAAGTTTTAGAAGGGAACTCTTCATTGATTAGGTGGCATATTTCTTGAGCAGTAGTCTTTGCCCCAAGAGAATTATTGAAAGTATTGTTGGCACTAGTGCCACCTTCACCTGTGTAATACAAAATCCAACTTGACCCACTATTAGGTAATTGTAATGTAATACTTCTCAAGTTTTTATATCCAGTTGAATCTAGTGAAATACTCGCTTGGGCTGATGCTAATTCTCTGTAAGTATTACCCTCCCAAACTTTTAGACTTACAATTTTACGAACTTTCATTTGAGATAGTTGAACAAAACCAACATAACCACCATAGTAAGAGTGTATTGGATGTCGTGAAAATTCAAAATCCTTAAACTCATTTTTCCAAATAATAGGGCGATAGGAACGGTTTATTTTTTCATCAACCATTCCTTCGATTCTTTTTATTACTGAACCAACTTGAGCCGCACTAGGATATGTTGCTGATGTAAAAGCAGGGATTTGTAGCATATCCGAAACGGCATTTATGTCTGTGTAGAAACCAAATCCTGTAGAATAGTTTGGACTAATAGTTGTATAGTCGCTTGGGGAGGATGCTACTGGCATTAAATCACCCTTCCTTCTAATGCGTTAATAGCCCGTTCTAATCTGTTATGTTTATTGGCGATACTTGCTAAAAATTGCCCCACTTGTCTTAAAGAGTTTCTAGTTGCTTGTAATGTTCCTAAAGTATTTTTTGATTCAGTCATAGGGATATTTAGATGAGGTGCTTCAAAGTTTCTAGAGATGCTTTTTTTCTTAGCAGGTTTAAATCCTTTCTTTCCTCTTTCATATTGGCCTGTAGGAACGGCATATTCTGTAAGTCTAAATGGTTGTCTTTTTATTTCGTATTCAATTTCAAAGCCCGAACCGCCCTCTTTCTTTTGTTCCATAGCATCTTGTTTTCTAGAATGTTTTGTAAAGAACTTTATTGTAATATCAATTCCATTAACAATGTCTCCTATTTCATCTCTATAGGTATTAAATAAATATCTAAAGGCAGATTGCTTATCACCATTGTATGTCATTTCCGATGTTTCAGCCCCGCTTGTAGTTTCAACCATCTCTACCGTTGTAAATTCGTGAATATTAGTGCCACCATCATCTAATTTATTCTCATCAAACAAAACTAAATCTTTCCCACTACTTGTAGTTGCTTTATCTCTGCCTAAAGTGCTTACTCCATAATCTCTCAAAATCCTTTCTTTTTCTTCTATTAAGTTTAATTTAATTTCAAAACCATCACTTACTTCATAAACATCTAAATTATCCATAACGCTTTGAAAAATACTTCTTTCAATAGAATTTTCATCCAAAGTTTCTAAATATTCATCTTCGTCTAATATTTTTTCATCTTCATCTTCCATAGGCTTTAATGTAGATTGACCTGTTACTCTTTCCATCTGTTCAGTAAAAGCCCCCAACAAACTAAGCCTTGCTCTAGTATTTGCATCGGTCAAGTCCTCTACAGTATTCTCTATTTTTTCTATTAAAACAATGTCGTATTCATCTTTATCAACTCTTAGTGTTGGCATTTTATCAAGTCTTCTTTCAACTAAAGGCGAAGGAAAAAGGTCATTTATTTTAGTATCTCTTATCGCCTCAAACTTATCTTTTAGTTCCCTTACAAACTCTGCATAGTTTTTTGATAGGGGGTCTATTGTTCTAATATTATTGACAAAATCCCCTACTCCCTCGCCTTCATAATATTCACTAAATAAATATTCGGAGATATACCTATCTCCTTGTTTAGTAAAGTCAATAGTAGAGCCATCATACAATATTTCGACCAATATGAATCACACTCACATTAACCATTTGCCCCAAGCCGCTAGTTTCTGTGCTTTTTGGGCTAGATGTAATCCGCTTTGAGGTGGCTCATAACTCATTTGTCCGGTAGAAGGGTCAATCCAATATGGGCGACCGTAGTTATCATTACCACTAGGAGGAATAGGATAACCACTACCATTATTCATAGCAAGTCCTGTAGCACCATAAGTTCCTTGTTGGATTGGTTGATTAGGCATACCCTGTTGCATAGGTATTCCTTGTTGCATACCTGTTGCTTGAGGTGAATTAAACCCTTGAGATTCTAGATACTGTTGCTTTGCCATCTTTCTTTGGGCAATAACTTCTGTATTTATTGCGGCATTCAAAATATTAGTCATGTCGTTGTTAATGTTCTCTTGAGTAATAGTGTTTAGTTTTGATTTGCAGTCACCACTTAGTTTCAGCGTTCCTGTAGTGGAGTCTTGAACAAACTCAAGATTAGTTAAAATGTTGCTAACTACTCTTTCAGTAACATCCTCCATTAACTTTTCTAAAGTAGAGAGGAACTGTTCACCATGATATTGAAAGAACTCTTCGACATGGTTATCTTGTAGAGAAAGTAAGTTATTTACATTCTTGAATTGTTGGTCGTTTTGGGCTTGAACTGCCCCTAATACTGTTCCATTACTTGTTCCGAATACGCCCATAATATCATTCTCCTTTTTCTATCAATAGATTCATTCTTTCGCTAGCCATTCTTATTTCTGTAGATAACCTTACTACTTCTTCTAGCGTTGATTCTTCACCTTTTGTTTCGGGTGGAGTAATTAACCAACCCGCACCAATCAGTGAAATAACATCTGCCTTTGACATAGTGGTAAGCGGCCCCTTAGATAAAACTTGGGGCATTCTTGGTCTAGGAATAAAGGCTTTAAAGTCTAGTCCGTGTTCATCGGCTAGTATTTGTTGTTGTAGCATTTCTAATTGTTTATGATGAGTTGCATGTTTAGGGCAGTATGTCCCTCTCATTGGTCTACCTTTAGTAACATGGCTTAGAGGAATTGGTGGCCTCATGTAGTCGCCGTTTTCCCAAATGTGGTGCATACCACATACAATACATCTGTCTTTTAGATTGAATTTCCAACCGTATTTAATAAAAAGAAACTTTTTCTTTTCAGCCATTAAAACCTTAGACAATTCCTTGAGTTTTTTCTTTGGTTTAATCTCTCTAAAAGTGTATTCGTCTATTGGCCCTGCGGCTCTAGCCTGTGCTAGTGGTGGCAAAAATGCCTGTGCTACTGATGAGTTTGCGCCTATTAGTGTCGGTTGTTGAAACATTCTTCATTCCTCTTTATTTTTCAATTGCTGTCATAGTCTCTTTATTTATTTTACTTTTATTTTGTCAAATTCACTGTCGTAAATTGCCTTAGCATTTATTTCATCAGTGAACTCATCTACCTTAAGAATATTTTTCCACATAATCAATACTCCTTAATCATCGTCATTACGCCTCTATAGACCATTTCCGGTTGGGATTTAGCCGACACTATGTATTTGAAAGTTGGTATTCCTTTATCATTTAGCCGTTGCATCCCATATTTGAAAGGTTCGTATATACTATGGTTTTGCATATCCCCTTCTTCCTTGTATTTTTCTCCCCAAATGTCGAACTTATTAGCCCAAATACCTATCGCCATAGGGTAATCATTATTCTTTTTCTTTTTTCCATCGGGCCAAACATCACTACAAATGCAGTCTACTAAATACTTCCACGCTAACTGATGGTCTAAATTAGCAGGGCTATCTAAATGTCTATGGTCTATTACAAAAATAATATATTTTACATTTCTAGAACGGATGTCTTTAATCCATTCCTTCCAATATATTGCTTCGCCACCAATATCCGCAGTTTTCAAAGTATGTGTCTCCCCATCAACCTTTACAACTTTTCTTGTTGCTCTTTCTTTACCAACTGTTCTTTGTTTTATTTCGGGAACTTCACCCTTAGTTCTTAGTTGATGATGTAAAGTTGTTTTACCAACCATTGTAGCACCATAAATACCGAAGTGAATAGCATGTATTCTCTTGTAAAAAGCCACTGTTGCTTCAATTACTACTACAGCAAAACCGGCTAGAACAGACATAATATCACTAATGCCACATAAAATTCCAAATGGCAACTGTCTTATCTATTATCCAACCCATCATATTAACATCGAAAACACCTAAGATGTTTCCAATTAGCAAACAAGAAAGTGAAATACAACTACCCCAAAACCACGCTCTCATTTTAAGAAACCAAATATCGGCGGAGTGCGCCCTGCTTTGGTTGTAAGCATAGTCCGAGTCGGAGAAACCCATTATGTCACTAAGAACCATTTAACCACCTCATTGAAGGGCAGTTAAGAAGTCGGCACTTACGCTATCACCTTCGTAGCCCGATTGAGAAACCATAGGTATTCTTTTCGTTTGGTTTTCACTTTGAAAGGATTTAAGAGATTCTTGCATCTTCTTTCTTTGTTGTTCATCCTTAGCAATTCTCTCCCAATAAGCACTAATTCTTCTATCCAAAAGCCACATCTCGATTTTATCATTGAGTGCCATATCGAATAGTGCCTTCATAACCATGATAGCACCAACGGTAATTAGTCCAAATAATACACCATGCATTAAAATAGTGTAAGGGAAGTTTAATCCGAACTTAGCATAAGCAAATACATTAGCACCGCTTACAGTGCCAACAAATAAGATAGTCATAATCAATCTAGTATCGTGGTTTAGAGCAGGTATAATAATCACCTCAATTAAACTCTACAGAAACATTTGCTGTAGAACTACCGACTTCTGTAACTTCTAAGAATAAAGCAGTAGAAGCAAGAACACCATGCATGTCATATTCAATATTGTATTGTCCTGTGGTAGTATGGTGTATTCTAGCCAGTTCTGTTCCGCTATTGTCAAGACTATCGAACACCTTGATAGTTACTGCCGCATTACCGACGATAACAATAGAAGCATGAATGCTTTTCAATCTACATTGGTTTCTAGAAACAATTGCACTAGCACCTAGAACTCCACTACTTCTGCTTACATCCGCCATATAATCACCTTTTACAAACAAGGGTAATTACAACATCTTAATGAAGGTTGCGTAATTACTCTTCTTCTAAAACCGGCTTAGTCTCTTCTTTTTTAGGAGAAGGTTTCTTAGCCTTAGTTTGTTTCTTAGGAGTTATTTTCTTAGTTGCCTTTTTAGCACCTGCTCTAAGTTTTTCGGGAACTGTTGGCTTTGGTTTTTCGGGCAATAACATAGAAACTAGTCGGTCTTTACTACAGTTTAAAACTCTCATAAGAACCTCTACTTCTCTGTCCGGTAGAGACAATAAATCGTTTCTATCACTTTCAGTAAATACAGTCTCAATGTTTCTAGAACCAAAATACATAGAGGCAACTAAGGCGGAAACTTCAACAGCCTCCGCCTTAGTCACTCTAATCATTCCTTCTACCCCATTACGAATCATTAGATGTGTCGGCTCTAAACGGTTTCCCGTTTCAGCATACGAATCCTTTAATCGAATAGTAGCCAAAGAAACACCTCAAAGGTTTCCAATTGCTTTTAGACGAATACTACCCAAAGTAGTAGTTCCAGTTGCGACATTTGCACCACCAACTAGAGTATCGCCAACAAGGTGACTTGCGGCGTTTGTTCCGTCTCCATTAGCGGACAAAGCATAAAGATAAACATGCTTACCACTGTCTCTAGGAGAGGTTACATAGTATTTTTCTCTAAGGCTTTCTTGTCCTACAACTTCAACATGGGTAAATGTTGAAAGTCCAAAAGAACTAGCAAGGATTTTTTCACCTGCATGGGTAATAACTTCTCCGCCGCCAGTATCAGCACTCAAGGCTGTGTCGGCTTCTGTTGTTAAAACAGTAGCAGTCAATGTCTTAATTTGCATCAAGTGAGCATCATTAGCACCTGCTGAACCAACAATAGTGCAGTAATCACCAACAACAAATCCATCAGTAATAAATGAACCACTTGCTCTAGTCAAAGTCTCGTCTGTTGCCGCATTAATATTTACGGAAGCATTAGCAGGGGAACCCACTCGGTATGCTGTAGTAGTCATGTCACCAAGAACAACATATTCATCACCAAGAACCGAAGGTTTTGATTGTCCTTTATGGTCTGCGACCAATGTAATAGTATGTGTCAATTAAAACACCTCAAGCCACATTGGTAATTTTGCCTTGACCCTTAAAGAAAGAACATCCAACTTCACCGATGGTTCGGTAAAGTGCTTGGTTTCCGAGACGACCAACACCGAATGGGTTTCCATTTGAAACACCGTCTTCAAAGTATTGAGTCGGCTTAAGAACAGAAAGCCATAGATGGTCTGTATCAAGGAAAAGCAAATCGCTAATTCCACTGTCCGAAGCATTCAAAGTTGAAGTCATATCCTTACAAGGAATAAGAGGGATGTCGTAGTAAGTTGCCACACGGAAACCAACTTCAGCACCCTTAATTCCACGAACACCGTTATGTGTCGGGATAATTTCTTTTCTATCCATGAATCTTTCTTGGCTTTGTAGCAAGTCAGCAATTGCTTGGATAGTGTCATATCCTGTAAGAATACACTTAGGCGCACCACCGGCAATTCGCAAATTACGAATCATGTTGTTTAGCAAAGTAAGAGTCAATGGTCGAACCGAAGATGCCGCATAAGAAGAGTTAAAGTCTACTTCAGCATCAAGGAAAGAAGCCGCAGTATATCTCTCATCACCATAGATTTGAGCAAGTGCGTTTGTAGCATCATTCATTGTATCAGTCATAAGAACACCTGCATCAGCCGCAAGAAGTTCTGCTCGACTAGAAACAACCTTCAAAAGAGAAGTATAGTTTCTTTCAATGTTTGCTAGAGCCGCAACTTCACCATAAACTTGAACAGGCATAAGTAGCATTTTGTTTTGTGCCTCTGCGTGTGCTTTACCCATGTCTTCACGAATAATAGCCCGAATATCTCCGAGTCCATCATCAATTTGAGCCATTTCCATAGCAAGTTCGGAAATATCGAACTGATGTGCAATAGTCTTAGGACTCATAAATAGTTGAGCATAAGTTGGGGCCATAGAACCAAGTCCATCAGCCGCAGTAGATAGTCCTGCGTTTTCGGGAACTCCACCAATTTCATCAGCGTGTGGGTTTGCGCCACCAATTCCGTTTGCGGAAGAACCGTCACCAGTAATATCAACTGCAAGTTGAGAATCCGAACCACCAAAAGGTCGGCTCTTTAGGATTCTCCAACCGGATGAAGTATAAGGTCGCTTTGATAGCATAGCGAGAGCATTTACTTCTCGGTTTAGCATAGACCAAACTTTCTGTCCGTATAGTTGGTTATACATTCCTGTTGTTGTTCCAATGCCAGTTACACCGCTTGCACCTGCATCAGCAATATCGTGAGCAGTGTGTAGTCCTTGAACTGCACCTGCTTGTTTCAATACAGAGTTTCCACCAAAGGCAGGTAGTCCGTATGTCGCCGCTTCTAAATCTCTAATCGTGTTAATATATCCCATTTAATTCACCTCAAATGTTACCGCCGACTGCTTTATGAATATCACTCCAAGACATTTCAGCAATCTCTTCTGTAGAGAATACCTTTGTTGTTGAAGCGGCTTCTGTAGCCTTGCGGATTGTATTTTTTTCTTCTGTAAGTGATTTGCGAAGTTCTGCAAATTCACTTGTAAGTGCGTTAATTTCTGCTTGAGCGTCGTATTCCGACTTAGCAACCATTTCTTCTCGATGAGCAGTTTCGTTTGCGAATCTCTTAGCAAAAGTTCCGGCTAGATTATCATAAGCCAACTTTTCTAGTTGTTCGGCTCGGAATTGAGCGTATGCCTTTTCAATGTTTTCAGCACTCAAATTAAGAGTGTTAAACTCGGAGTTGTCAAAGGCCTTTGAAACCATACCTTCTTTCTTTGCTTGAGAACCTGCTTGTTCCATAAGTTCTCCCGCACCACCGAGGTTTTCATCATCATTGCCATCCACAGTAGTAGACTTAGCCTCGGAATCCATGTATTCCATAGTTTCTTCTTCTTCTGTTTCCATTTTCTCGTTAAGAGGGTGTGGCTCTGCCATTTCCAACTCTTCCGGTTCTTCTTCTTTTCGTAGCGTATTGACTTCCTCAAGTAGAGTGTCAAGTTCAGCCAATGCTTTTTCTAATTTATTCATTTTTTTGTCCTCCTTTAATATGTCAAACCTCGCTTCGGGATTGATTCCTTTTTCACATATGGTTACTTCATGCAGTTCAAGTTTGCTTATTTCACTATACTCGCCTAATTCCGCATGATGCTTCTTTACTTTTTGTAACGCTTGTCCTCCAATGCTAAAACTTCTCAATGTCCCTTTGCGAATGCCTCTGTTTATTTCTTTTGCTTTTTCGATGTCATCTCTTAATTTTATTACTACAAAAAAACCGACATCATCTACTTCTGTTTTCCATAATTTTCCACTTGTATCTCTATATGATTGAATTACTTCTCCGACTTGAACATTTGAGTGGTTTGTCATTACATTCCTAAACTTGTTCTTCTCCATGAATTTTTCTACTGCTTCATTAAGTGCTTTGAGTGTGATTAGGTCGTTTTGTTTATCCACCATTTCAATAGAAGCATAACCACCAATCATTAAATCATTATTCGCTTTAATGATTGTAAAGTCATTCTCCTTATCCGCCAGTATTGTATTTAGCATCCGGCTCATCCCATCTTTTTTTTATTCGACTATTTAACTGATTCCCTATTATCGGGTAAATCTAAACCTAAATACTTGTCTTTATAGATATTCCATATCCCTTCATCAGTATCTTTATCTACAGGTTTTTGTTCATAACCAGTCCAAGCCAACCACATTTTCTGTTCATTAACAGGTATTACTCTAAAGTGTATTTTGGTATCGAACTTATTACCCTTGATAATATATTCATGGTAGCCATGTCTTTGAACACCAATCTCTACTTCCCCTTCATCTATCAATTGACCCCTATCAATACTCTTAGATATTTTAGCAGGGTATTTATTGGCCTTACCAAACAAAGAAAAGATGTCATCATCATTAGGTAAATCAATAAGCCAAGAAAGAGTCTCTCCTTTATGGCTAATAATAAAATCTAAATTATCATCCTTTCTAGAATATATTTTAAATTCGGACATCTCTTTAGCAATATCTGTTGGGTCTACATGTAATTTACCCTCGGAGAAACTAATTCCTTCTCTTTGATTCGCCCAATTCTTTAGGTCTTTAGTAGAAGCATGTCCTAAAATCTTCATCATTTTAGTAGAATCACTATCAAAAAGAGTCTCATATTCACTAGGCATAGCGGCTAATAAGTAGTCGTGGATTTCTTTAGGGGTTTGAGAGCCTTTGTATTTTAGTCGGTTTTTTATTGCAGTTGTAATTTTACCTTGTAGTGTCTTTAAAGTAGCCTCTGCCTCTTGCTTCCACATATCCAAATCAGCCAAAGCATTCTTAGACATTAAATTGTCTTCTTCAAAACCATAAATTGTAAATCCATCCATAGACTTTAGAATAATTGTAGCCTCTCCGTGTATATTATCAGTTATTGTAATTCCTTTAGTTAATGCTTCTACTTTATACTTTAATGATTTTTTAGTGTCTTTAGATAACATCTCTAGAGTTACTACTTTATCGGGAGTTTCTACTTCGGGAACTTCAATAACATTTGCCGAGTATAATGTAAATCTATCATCCGATTGTTTTACCTCATCTACCTTAACTCTAATAATATCGCCAATGTTCACATTTGTTTTAGTGTTAAGTGCTTTACCAACATTCATGTAAAGTTTATCATTGAGTTTTACAATATGTTTTCCTTCTTCTAATACCGGCCCTGCCCCTAAAGTGTATGAGTATAGTTTAGATTTAGTAGACTTCTTATCAAGGACTATCATATCCAAATCAACAAACTTCTTCCACTTAACCCACTTAGGGTTCTTTTTAGTTCCAATGAAATAAGTAGAAGTTAAGTCTTTGATAACAACCCCTTCGGCTGTCGGCATATCCATAATCTCTTTAGCATACTCTTCAATGTCTTTTAGAGAGTCAGCAGTTCTAGTGTCTTTCTTAGAAGGGAAATGTAAAAACTCGGATGACTTTGCCGAGTAATTATTGAATAGTATGTTTATCCGTTGTTCTAATTCTTCATCAGTCATGTTCTTTTCTTCATGGCGCATAATGTCAAAGACATGTGCTTTCAATTTAGCATCGGGATATTTATTTTTGAAAACATGTGCAATCGTATCTGCTCTATGAAGTGCTTCATCACCGTCGAAAAGAATTAACTCTGCATCCAATATACAATCTCCGTATGATTTTTTCTTCATTTCAGTAACTTGATTAGGGCATTTATCGGTAATGTCCTTTTCATTGTAAGAATAGATTTTAACTTGGTCGTCTATTTTATGTATCTGTATTCTCATACCATCATACTTTTCTTGAACGATGTAGTCACCGGAAAAACCTTGTAGTTCTTTCATATCATCAATGTCAAATATCCTATACATTGGTTTGTTCGGGACAATAAAGTGAGAGATTGATTTTTCTTCTGTGGATTTTTTCTCGGATTTTTTCAATTCCACTTGAAGTAGTTTATTCCAATCCTCTTCGGAATACTTGTGAAGGTATGCTTTTTCAAGTGATTTCAATGCCTGTTTAAATTTAGCCTCTACCTTCTTACTATCCTTATCATCACCATAATGTTCTATGATAAACAAAGGTATGTCCTTTACTTGAAGGTCTAATCCATCTAATCCATCAGTAATATCGTCGGCTTGAAACTCAATGCTCTCATAGCAATCCTCGGATAGTGCGTCATCATCGGAACGAATGGCATAATGAATAAACTTTACAAATGTGCTTTCATCGGATAAAAGACCCTCTAATACATTACCTTTGAACTTCTTAGCGAATGGGTCATTTACATTTTCCGAATCAAAACGCATTTGTTTCACTGCTTCATAAATTATTTTTGCAGTTCCACTTGAAGGACTACCTGCATCATCAGCCTCAACATGGCGTTCATCAAGATATTCTTTTATCTCTTTACCCAAAGGAGATATAGAATCGTAAGCATCTTTTACTTCTTCTAGAGCGTTTCTCCAACGACCCCCGTATTCTTTAGGGTCTGTTCTTGCGGATAAATAGGCTACTCGCACCTTTTCAAAAAGAGAAAGTATTTCATTTGAGATTGGGTTGCTGTCCTTCTCAAACATTAAGCCAGTGGTTGCCATACTAAATCACTTTTTGTAATCCAATCGCTTTCCATATTTAGATTCTTTTTTCTGTTTTTTTTGTAGCATACTAATGTTCTTAGAAAAGCCAACCATTTTCTTGATTTTACTTGTCAATTTTTCTACAGGAACAGGAACATTTTTTGGTTCACCTCTTACGGGTCTTACTTTGCTCTCCATTTCATCCAACATCATAGAAACTTCTTTTATTAACAAGTAATAATCCTCAAAATCATCTGCAATTCTATCTTCTGTGGTGTAGTTGCTTTCGGCCTTACCAATAGTTTCTTCTCCGCCCATGCCGTAGCCTTCTTTCTTTTGGTTTTTATCTTCGTCATGCTTTTCAGCCTTCGGTCGCTTAACCTTAACATCCTCAACTTCATCATCATAAGGTATTTCTGTAGAACTACCCACTAGTTTGATTGTTTCTTTTGCTTTGCGAACAAGTCTAATTGCTCTACTAATTCGTGCTTCTTCTTCTGTCATCTTTTCCGGCATATCAATTCCTCCCATTAACAAACTTATCAATATCACTCCAACTCATTTTATGGATTGAATCAGTATCGGGAACTTGATTGTTATTCATAGAAGGAGTCGGTGAATCTACTACAACAAAACCGGACTTCATCAAAAGATTATCTTTATTGTAGACTGCGGTTTCCAACTCTTTAATTCTAGAAACCAATTCCTTCAAAATAACCAACATATCTTCACTTGTTTCACTCATCTCTCAAATCCCCCTTTCTCTTTGGATATACAATTTGTCGCAAATCTCTATACAACAACTCATACTCCTTACGAAGTTTGCTCGACAACGCAACCATATCAATGTTCCTCTCATCAATACTTACGAACTTCTTTTTCATTTTATCATCGGATTTAACTAAATCCAAGTCTCTTAGAAGGTCAATCAATTCACCCATTCGGGTAAAGTCTTGACCGAAGTATTCTGTCGGTTCAGCCGATTGAAGAGTTTTCTTCAAGGACTTTTTCTTCTTCTTATCTAGTCCTTCTAGTATCGGACTGTATTCTTTTTCAATGCTTTCTTTTAGTATATATTCCCAAGTCATCCTTCCTCACTCCCTTGATTATCAAAATCTTGTTTAAAATATTCTTCAACTATGTTTGCTAAGTTTTTCATATTTTTTAGTATTTTCTTTTCTTCTTTTATAGTAAGCATAACCATTCCACCTTTTGTCCTACTATCGTTAATAATAGTAGTCATAAGGGGTGTGCTTCTTCTTATCAAATCCAAAAGAGAAGTGTCATCAGCAATTTGTTCTTGAGATTGTTCCAGTCTTTCCAAGTCTTCTTCTATTTGAGGATTAACCCCATATCCTATTTGAACTTGGTCTTCTATGGTTTCAGCCAAATTTTCCGTTTCTTGTTCCAATCTATCCAACTCTTCTTTCTGTTGAATAGTCATAATCGAATCTCTTCTTTTTATTAGAAGAGCGTTTATTGATTCAGCATACCCCATTAGTTCTTCATATCCAAAATAATCTCTAGTGTATTCATTAGATATTTGGTCTTGCTTTTCTTCAGTCATAAGAGAAGTGTCTTTAGGGGCTTTTGGGCCTTCTTGATATTCAAAAGTATCTCCACTACCTCTTATGTCATACATTTTTGCTTGGTTGGGTTCTTTATACAAATCTTGTAGATATTTCAAAGTCTGCCTTCTTTCTTTTTTAGTTCTACCAAGTAATCTAAAAACATCTGTTTCTCTATTTTTAGCCAATAAGTCTTTCTCATACCTCTCCAAACGACCTAGTAATGTTTTAAGATTGCTTAGTGTTCTTGGTTTTACTTGTAAATCACCAACATCTTTCATGTATTTTTTAGTATATTCTTTTAATGAGCCAGTCTTCGTTCCTTCATATGGTTCGTCTAATAATACCTTTAATTTTTTAATTTCTTTACCTTCTAATTCCGATAATGCGTCTTCTTCAAGTCTATCAAACAACATGTTTAGTTTAGCAAGTGCCATTTTTCTAGGAGTTTTTTTATCTCCTTGATTTACAGGGTTTGTTTCATCTAGCATAGAAGAAGACGATTCTTCAAGGTAGCGAACTATGTCTTGAGAGCCTTTAATTTTACTTAGTATTTTCATTATTTCTTTATACGGTTCTTTTTCAATTTCTCCGGTTTCTATATTATACACTGTTGGATAAAGACGCTTTCCTGTTGCTTTAGAATCAACCTCTTCATCATCAAAACCACTAACAAGTTCTTCTTTTATTTTACTTTCTTTTTTAGGTTTAGGATTTTCAGCCGCATCTATTTCCCCTTCTAAAACCTTCAAGTATCTTTCTTGTTCTAAAGGAATTATTTCATCCATTTTAGAATTGAACTGTTCTATGGCCGAAGAGTATTCTTCCTTTAGTTCTGTAGTCAATTTAGATGATTTGGAGGAACTTTCAAATTGTCCTCTAATATCTTCTATTGATTTTAATTCCTTTTTATAGTCGTGTTCTTTATATTTTCCCTGTCCTCTAAAGGCAAAATCTTCAACTAGTATTTTATGAACTTCGGAATTTAAACCTTCACTTTCAAGAAAATAATTTGTTTCTTTAGTTCCGTCTTTTTTAGTTGTGGTTTTTGCTTTTCTTTTAGTCGAAGTAGAGTAGTGAAAGTCTTTAGCCTCTAAACCTTCGACAATTTTTATTTCATTCTTCATATCCTCAATAAACCTATCCCTTTCATCTTTGGGTAAGTTCACTTTAAGAATATTCAAAACAATCACCACTTGTTTTCAGTTTTCTTTCGCTTCTTTACAGGTAGTTGGACTACATCGGGAGTATCGGCTGAACCTCTAGATTGTCTATGACTAGTATCGGGCGGTAGTCCACCAACCGAATAGTCTCTACTAATCTTAACTGTTCTATCTTCGGCGGCTCTTTGAGAGCGAACCTGTGCTAATTCCTTTGCTAGTCTTCTTTCTTTCTGTGCTGTATCTTCTGTCATAATCATTCCTCTTTCTTCTTACAAGAATTGCATAGTAGTATGTGTTTTCCTCGCTTGCTTTTATTTGTGTTTCTCAATGCGACTCTAGCCCCACATTTATCACACTTTTTGCTTTTACTAGTTGTGTCTTTACCCCGTTTAGGTTGGCTCTGTAAATATCTTTTATACCTTGAAGGGTCTACTTTAATAATATCTTTCCAAGTCATTATCTTCGTCTCCTTTGTCCTTTTCTTCTAGGTTTTCTTGAGTCTTTCATTTGTTGAAACTTTCTTTTTTGTTCCCTTTCTGTTTGTTCTCTTACTGCCCTATTGTATGATTTAATATCTACGGCGGGTATTGTATAAATCTCTTGCCAATTGGGGCTGTGGCTTCGGAAAATTAAGGTAGAGGAATTATTTGAAATATTATATTCTCTTGCTATTTTTTGAATTTTAGCCCAACCTAACTGATTTGGCTCTCTTGCCAATTCAACAATTTTATTTTTTTCTAAGTCTCTAAAGAAACCGCTAAAGTCTGCAATTTCTTCCTTAGATATATCTGTCTTTAGTATATTTTTCCACATCAAGGAATCCTCCTTTCACTTCTTCTATCCACATTTTGATTTCCTGCATCAGCCGGTAATCCTGTCATTCGCTTATCCGGCCCTACACTCATTGAAGGTTTATTCCTTGTGGTTGCAGGATTCTCTTGAGGGGTAGAACCTCCCTCCATCATTGTTCTCATGTTCTCATCTAAATCCCGTTGGTCTAAATTAGAACCGGCCAACGGGTCTACGCCACTTTCAGCCTTACTTTCTTCTTGTTGAGGTTCTTCTACAGGTTCCGGCTTCTTGAAAGTAAATTGTCCGTCTTCATCCATATCAACTTCAAATCCTAGATTCTTTACAGAGGCCGCAATATTAACTTCTATCTCTCTTTTGCGAAGACCGGCTATTTCATCTTCTTCTTCACTTGGAGGTAGTTTCAATACCCAATCAGTAATTCCAAATTGCTTAACTAAGAACGGGAATACATAATTATTGTAGACATTTTGAGCCATTTGAACTGCTCGATTAGTAACAAGTATTTGCATACCTTCATTGTTCAATCCACCACTAGTAGTATTGTCAGCCATGAAGACTTTACTCACTCCATAGAATGCTGAAATCCTATCTCTTAAGTCATCCTTAACAGCCGTGTATTCCATCTCTTTTAGACTATCCATAAACTTAATCCATTCAACAGAGCCTTTTCCATTCTCCGCCTCGATTCCCATAACAGGAATATAGTGTGGGTCTTGTTCCATTCTTTCTTTGACGCTTCTCCAAAAACTAGACATTGATTCCATGTTTCTAGTTTGGACTGCTAGCAAACCTCTAGGCATACGGCTCTTAGTGTAAGAAGAGTTAATGTAATTCTCCATAGCAATAAGAGTCATAATATGATTGAATAGTGTCATAACCGGAGAGTGGCCGTAAAGCCTACTAGGACTATACTTACTGAAATGTAAGACTTCCCCTTCAATGTAATTTTGTTCTTCTCCGTTGGCTCTATTGATGTAATGTATAGGGAAAAGTGGACTGTTACAATCGGGACAATTTTCATGTGGTTCTTGGCTGATGTGACTTCTATGATTAATACAGGTAAATCCTTTTGTTCCTCTAATTCCTAATTCATCAGCGTAGATGCTCATAGTAACAGGGTCGCCTCTAAACAATTCTTTTATTCGGTGCATACGGATTTTACCATTACCGTCTAAATAGTATTCCTTGACAAGAACAATGTAAGCATCATCCATAATGTTTAGGTCGTCTTCTAATTCTTTAAAGACATCAATGAAGAGTTGTTCGGACTTATTGACATATCCTTCAATAAACTTTTCAGCATACTCTAATTGTTTAGGGTCGGGTTTCTTTAGGTCTGTAGAACCACACCTTGCACATTCTGTAACGGGTCTTTTATGTGTCTTTTGGCATTCATTACATCGGGCTTCGTATGCCTTTTCCCAAACATAGCCTCTACGGAATATCTCTTGTTTTAATTGAGTGATACAGGTTCGGACAATAACAGACTGTTGGGTGATGTTATAGACCATTGGCCCTGTCATCATGTAAGAGTTTTCACGCTCTTGTATTCCAATATTGTAGACCTTTCTATCAGCCGGTTTAGGGGTAGACCGTCTAAACAAATTGCTTATTTTGAATTGTCTCTTTTCCGCCATAACACTCATCCCCGTCTATGTTGTAATATCACGCCTTTTTAATACTACCCGTCACCAAAGTTTCTTACAGGCTAAACATTTAGGAGTTTTAATCTCGCCTTTACATTGGTCGCATTTATGTCTTGCTTTAAAATTAGCCCTGCGGTCTTCATCAGTATGAGTTCCACCGCCTCTATTCTTTCCTTTACCTTTGTAATTGCCATATCCTTCAGCACCTGCATGAATTTTTTTATCTTCGACAGTTCGCATCATAATTTTTTTACCTTCTCTATCTGAAGGATATACTTTACCTTGCACCATATCTTCTTTATCTTTCTTGAGAACTTTTTTCCAAATCATTATACTCCCCCCAATTTTTCTCTAATCATTTTATCTCTAATAGAATCCCATTTTTTAGAAGGTTGAGGAACCATTCTTAATTCGGGCATAGTTCTCATTTCCTCATCAACATCTCGCTCAATTCTTCCTCGCTCGTCTTTCATTTCATTGTCTATTTTTCTATGTAGTTCTCCCATTGTCTGTTCGGGAGTCTTACTTTCAACTTCAATAGCATACTCCATAGGCTCTATTAATAACCAAGCGGGATGCCCGTAAGTTTCTTGGAGAAGAATGTATTTAGATTCCAGTTCTGTCAAATCTTCATCACTAATTGTAGAAAGGATTTCTTTAGGATATTGGTTTCTCCAATAGTATTCTTTTTTAAGAATCTCTTGCCAACTCATTCTTCTCCCCTCAATTGATTTTCCTTTGAAGTCTTATCGTTATCAATAGGGCCACCTTTAGCCCAAGTGTAGCAGGTTCTCGCTGAATGACATTTAAAATCGTGCATCCAACAATAACCTAAACGACCGTCTTTATCTGTAGAAAGCGGCATACATTCATCCATTCTAGGTGAAATATCAAAAGCAATACAATTACTACAATTTGATTCTTTAGCAACATCAGCAGTAGTATTCCATTGTTTAGCATATCGTTCCCAATAATCCTTATCGTCTAAATTAAGAGGGCCGTATTGAATATGTTTTTCTTTAACAGCCCTATCTCTATTTTTAGTATTGAGTTTCAAGTCTTGAGTCGCTCTAGGACAAGCGAGTTCCTTTAGGATGATATGCCAAGTCATGCTGTAAATGGCCCCCTTCTTTTACTACTCTTTCTTTTTTTATCTTTACAAGCAGGGCATGTTGGCTTACATTTTTTCCCACATGGTTTTTTATTGGTAGGCTTAACCCTTAGAATATTTTGCCAAGTCATTTTCTCATCCCCTTTGGCCTATCCGCTTTAATCCAACAGTCGTTACAAAAACCAAACGGGTGCATTTTTGAAGAATTTCTAGTATAGCATCTAGAGCAATACGCATATTTTTTATCCTTAGACAACGATACCACCTAAACTTTCCATCTCATCCATAACGGACATCTTACAGTTATCTTGGTATTTTGAAATATCATCTACATATATTCCTTCTTTAGCAAAATCAAAACCTACATGGTCTTTATGATTCTCCCACTTCATTAACTTGAATATTTCATCACATCTACCCTTATACCAATCGGCTTTCTTATATGACTTCTTCATCCTAATAAGTTCAAGTAGAAGATTAGCATTACCTTTCTTTAATCTAAAATGGGGCAAACACTTACTCAATAATTCAGTAACCTCTGCTTGAGAATAAAAATTAAGTCTATTAACGGGCCTAGTGTCTTGAGGGGATTTTTGGTCTAAGTGTAATTTACCTATACCCCCTAATGCCTTATGTATCTCTGTCATAAACGCCTTTCCTCTTTCACCTGTAGCAACCAAACCCACTCTAGGATTATGGTTTCTATCCATAGTAATGTAACCATCGGAGTCAATAAAGGCCGCAGTATAAGCCCAAATATTCTTTTTAATCTCCGAATCTAAATTATAATAGCGGCCTTCTATTGAAGTAATGTCAAGTGCCTTAACCATCTTAGAGATAGAGTGCCAAGAAGACCTATCATAAAGTTTTGAAGGCATACGGTCATGCAATTCTCTAGCCGATATTCCTTGATTAGAAGATACCTGTTTTAAAATATAATCATTAGTTTGTTCTTTCAAAGATTTTCTTATTGAGGAATCAGTTATGGTTTTTAGTTCTGCCCTAAATTCTTTCTTAGCATTGTTCATCTCTTTCTGTAGTATTGAGAACTGACGACCATAGGGTGTTTCTTTTTGGTCTAATTCCGCCTCCCAATATTTACAAAGGGAATCAATGACTCGTCTTCTTTGAGATGACTCTTTCATTTTGTTTAACTTAGATAAATCCTTTTCATCAAATTTCATTTTAATAAATGCCTCTCGATATGGGCCTATCCAATAAATACTATCAATGCACTTAGACAAATGTTCGGAATAACCATCAATCAAATCATCAATACTTTTAGACATTCTTAGCCTATCGTTTCCTTTCAAGTTTCTTCTTTCTTTACGCATGGCCTTTACTACATCCGGTATTCCTTGACCGTAAAGTTCGTATGTTTTAGGAAAGGCCTCAACATGTCTTTTTGCTTGAGAAGCGTTTATGTTGTAGTCTCTACAGACTTTAACTACGGCCTCATGTTCGGAAAATATACTTAAGTTGTTTCTTAGGCTTAATTGTATTTCATCACCATCAACAATTTGCTTAACATCTTCTAAATCATTATCGGCTTCTTCTTCAAGTTCAGCAACTTGTTCTAGCCTTTGACTAGCCTCTCTTAGTTCATCCGGTGTTGCCATAAAAAATCCTCACAATAACTTAGGGGTAAAATCAGTAATATTATTTTTTAGCAAAATAACTTCTATCAAACTTAACGCTAGGTCTTCTTCATTAACCTTCGCCAATTTCAATATTTCAAGCCAAGACATTAGAAAAAACCCCCTTGTTTTCATTAATCATAAATCGAGAAATAAGTCCAATATTTACAACGGGTGAGGCTATACCATTAGATTTCAAATATTCTTTAATCATATTATAGTTATCCAATACTTTACTCTCTATGTCAGCCCCTATTAGTTTAGGTATTTTTTCTTTAGAAACCCAGTTTTTAAATTTGTCATTAACATTAGCGTGACCCAAAACCATTAGCCAAGTGCCTAAAGGAGAATACCCTCTAGCGGCATTAGCCCCTATTTCGTGCATGGTATGTCCTATTGATGCCAATTCTTCGGGAGTGTAATTACCAATGTTATTTTCTAAATACTCCATCCATGCTTCAGTTACTTCATCATCAATTGCTTCATGGGCATATTCTTCTGTTAGAGTTTCTACTAAGTTATCAACAAATTCATCTTCACTTAAACCCATGCTAGTAGCAAAGTCTTTGTTGGCTAAGTTGATGGTTACTTCCTTTGTATTCCTATTGTAATGACCCCCCTCACTATCATCGGGCCTAAAAACAAAATTAGTTTTTAATATGTCTTGCCAAATCATAATTACACCTCAAAAGTTTAATCCCATTATTCCGCCACGCCTATTATTAACAGGCGCATCAAATAATCCCAAGTCATCTAGCAATAAGAATGTTTCACTCACTGTTTTAGTGGCGGCATTCGCTAAAGCCAAACTCATAACCATGTCGTCATGTGCGCCAACCCCCTCAAATTTGCCTTTGTCTGTAATAGCAAACATAGATAATTCTTCTATTAAAGTAGCAGTAACTCTTCTACTTTCTTCATTACCATAAGGCAAATGTATCTTTTGATTTTCAAAGTTCATCTGTAGATTTAAAATAATATCCTGTTTCTTTTTTCTAGTGGTGTTGAAGTCATGCACATTTAAATCTGATATGTTCCTCAACTCTTGAGTGAAAGACTTTGCGAATACATTTGTTTCAAACAGTATTACCTCCGGTTGAAATATTTTACCAATCAGTCGAACTTTCTGTAAGTTTTCTCTAAACTCTACATTCTTTGCTCTGTCAATATAAACAATATTCTTGTTGTCATTCTCATCTACTTCTAATACAGTAATCACATTGTAGTCACCATCAGTAGAGATAGCAGGGTCAATACCAACATAATATTTGTAGCCCTCTCTCCTTGTTGGTTTCAAAACAAAGTTTTTATTTTTAGCCGACTCTAAGTATTCGGGATTGAATAGAGATGTTCCTGTAGAAACAGGAACACATAGATATTCTCTTGTAAATTTCAAAGAACCAATTTCAGCCTTTCTAGCCATAAGAGAATCATAATCCCATCTGTTCGGCCAAAGCGGTTCATTCAATGAATTAAAACAAGGGTATTTTCTTACAGTATATGCTTCATTTTCTTCTAGTTGAGCATAAATATCTGTATAACTGAAAGGAGTTCCAATGACTCTTAATGATGCTGTATGGTGAAGTGTCGGTATCATGTCACCATAAAACCAATCAGTAACTTTTTGAATTGCACTAAGACTAAACTCTTTCAAAGGGTCATCAATAACAATCTCTTGAGGGTGAAGTCCACGAATCTGTGAACCAACGGAACGCTCTAAGATTTGGTTTCCATTAGTAAGAGTAATGTTACCAATAGCCCAACCCTTAGCAGGTTTGAAATGTTTAATTGCAGGGTGGTTGAATACCTTATCTATGTCTCTCATGTGAACCATAGTCTGTTTTTGGTTCGATGAAATGTATAGCATTTGATATGGAGGTGGCTGAAATATTAAATTCCAAACAACCCAACTGTGCATGAAGACTGATTTACCGTGACCTCTACTACAAATGATAACTGTTCTTTGCGTTTCATTCATAAGTTCTAGCCACTCTTGCTGATGAGCCGCAAAGTCCCAACCTAAAACATGTTCAAAAAAATACGGGAACGATGTCTTGGATAGTTCCATATCCATTTGATGTTCTAAGTTGAAGCCTTCTATCTCCATGTAATCACCGCTTAAATCTAATGACATCGAATAACTCTCTTTCAACAAATGAACCTAAAATAACATTGTTTCTTTTCGATAGTTCTTCTAGTTGGTCGAATAATAATTTCCGGTCATATGTTTTTCCATCAACTGTTAAAGCCTTATTTATATCATTAGTGTTTAAATAAATTGCAGGTAAATTACCCTTAATGTAAGATTGCCCGATGCCTGTAGTTCCCATTGTAGCGGCTATTTTATATTCTCCTTTAGGGATTTTTTTAACCATAGGCAAAACTAAACCATATATGTTTTTTTTAATAACATTAGAATGTTCTACGGCCAATTGTTGTTTTAATATGCTAAACCAAACCATGTTAATCACCTAAAATTAGCCTTGACAAAATAAACTACTTCTTCGGAAACACCAATACTCTTAGAGATACTACTAAATGAATCCACTTCCTCAACCATCTTAACAATCTCGGTTCCAATAATATCAACATCAAATATTTTCTTAGCAGTGTCAATGGTTTCTCCTATATCATCCATTGACGATAGAGAACCTCGACCGTAGTATATTGGTAGTCCTTTCAATATTCTAATTGAGTCATGGACTTTCAATATTTTATTTTCAATCTCCATCTTCTTTAACTCGTTTATTTCATCTAGGATTTTAGCGTGTGTTTTACTATTACCACTAATCATAGCCTTAGCCGTAGTGTCCGTTAAGAAATCTTGTAGTGCCATAATAATAGTCATCTCTTTTACTTCTTCTATAGGATTTTCTCGATAGGCGGAATTGATGTCTATGCCAAACAAAGTAGTTCTTTTCTTTTCTCCGGTTTCAACGAATAGATGCCCTAAGTAAGATGCCATTTCTTTTTCATACATATCCAACAATTTCTTATCGTCTTCAAATAGTTCTTCAAAGACTGTTCTTAGATTTATTATTGCTGTTTTTATGTTACTGACTTGCATATTAGGTTTTTGAGTTTCAATTAAAAATCTCAATATTCTTTGTAAATCGGAACTGTCTATAACATCCCCTTCTGTATTTACTGTTTTTCTAAACATAGCCTTGTATGCTAAAGCAAAATCACTTTCAGTCAAAAGAAGAAGTTCTTTGAAATCTAAAGTGTCTTTGTATGGATAGTTTAAGTTTAAGTTCATAGATGGGTCAAATAGTGGTCGGTAAAAATAATCCTCTACTGCCTGTAAAACTTCTCTTACTTCTGTTTGAACATTTTTTAGTTCTCTAGATTGAGTTGGTCTAGATGAATATACTTCGCCGTAATTTAGAGGGTCGCCTAATTCATCTTGCCCTGCCGGTGCTGATACTGTATCTCCAACTCTCATTTTAGATGTAACTAATACATCTATAAGTGCTTCAAATAAGCCCCGTATTGCCCCATCAAGTTTTCCTAAAGATGGCGGAATACTGTCAGTTTTTTCTAAAACACCATCTTTATTTTTCTCATACAATTCTACAATGCCAGTATATTTTCCAAGACCGCCTTCTAAAATATACAGAGGCATGTATGCCTTTCTTCTTGAAAGTTTTACTCTCTCCAATTTATTCAAATGTTCATCTAAGTCTCTCATTTGGTCGGAACTTTCAAATCCAAACTTCGGCCCTTGTAAAATTGCTTTAGTCGCTTGTTTAATATTAGGGAGGCTTTCTTCATTTATGAAAATACCATCCATGTATTCTTTAACATAGTAGTAGCCTAGTATATCCATTTCATCTTTAAACATGTTAGTAAATCCGTCTTTAGTTTTTGCTTTTCCTTCGGTGTATGCCCCATATTGAGAACTACTACCTCTGTCGCTTTCATCTACTTCTCCCCTCTCCGCTACAGGAATAGAGTCTACTAGTCCTAATTTACCCTCGACATATGCAGTAATTACTTTCATTGTAGCATCTACTTCACTATCTCGATTCTCTGCAATAGACTGTGGTTTAAACAAACCAACATATTGCCCGTTCTTTTCAAAATTCTTATTTGCCGTTTTAAGTGCTTCAATCTTTTCTTTCATTTCGCTATCTTTTGCATCTACTGTAATAGCCTTGACTAATTCTCTTACTTTTTCTACAACAACCGCATGTTTCTTAGAGACTTCTCCCCAAGAAGAATAGATACTTTCTCTTTTCCCTTTGTCAGCAAAACGACCCCAACCCAATAATTCCTTTACTGTGCCTCTCATTTGAATCGCTACCATGTCTTTAACGCCTAAATTACCGGCCTTAAACTCATCAGCATATTCCATTATTTGCTTTAGTTTTTCTTTAACTTCGGGTTCTTGACTTAGTTCATAAAGACCGTCTTCTTCAAGAACTGCCTTTCCTTGTTCGGTATCTATCAATCTACCTAGTGCTATTGAATCTTTACCTTTCGCTTTACCTGTTACTGTTACAGAAGAAGGTTCAACTCTCTGTTTAAAGTTATTACTAGTTATCTTTCTATTTCGTATTTTAATTGTAGAGCCGAAAATCATAGTTAAGAGTTTATTCAAGTTCTCTTTCTCTCTTACTTCTGCATCAACATCTTTACTACTTTGGGCATCAAAATCTTGTGAGCCTTCTTTACCTTCAATGGCAGAATCAAAAGCAATTCTAATCTCTTTGATAAATGCCCTTAACTCTTTATCATCTACTTGTTCTATTTTGCCTTCGGTTACTAAGTCATCATATATTTTGTTAATTAACTTCTTCAAGAATGTTCTACGACCTGCTTTATTTTCAGCCTCGTATAATCCAAAATATTTAGTTGCGGTTTGAGTTCCTTCTTTGAAAAGTTCTTTTAATGGTTCAAGCATAATCACACCTCTGTAATATCTGTATCAACTTTCTTGATAATGAGTATTCTTTCAAGTCTCTTCAAGAATGAAACTCCGTCTTTGTCAAGGGGAATCTCATTAGAATAGTCGGCAGGGTCTTTCACTATATCATTCACCTTATCTTGTATTGCTTGAATAACATTATCCTTGAACTCTTTAAGTTCCGTATTTAATACTTCAACAAAATCCTCTATTGCCTTTTTGACTTCACTTTTATCATCACTGTTTATTTTTGAATTTAATTTTTCAGTAGCACTTTGTAGTTTAGAACCATACAAATATGCCATGTTGTAATATGCTTGAAATGCTGTTCTAGCATCAGACTTTCCAATGTAATAATCTACATCTTTATAGTCAATATCTCCTTTCATTGACATTCTGTAAATTACTCTATTTGCATTGGTTTTCAAAAAGTTGTCTAAGGCAGTAGAAACAAAGCCACCAGTAATAGTAGATTCTTGTCTTTTGGGTCTTTCTATTTCTTTACCTGTAACTAAAGATGTAACAGTTTCTTTACCTCTTTCTTGGGGTGCAACTCCTTCTATGGGTTTAACACTTCTAAAAGAAACATTAGGGTTCTTTATTCCTAATGCTGTTGTTATTCTCTTTATCCTTTCATCCTCTATGACCGCTTCAAACTCTGCAATAAAATCAACATTTCTTTTTGGTATCGCTACCAAAGTTTTACCATCACCTTCATATCTAGTAGTAACATTTTCTGCTTGGTTTTCAAATTCCGAAGCATAGTCGTCTAATATTTCATTGATTATAGAACTAAAAGCATCAGTTTCATCCTTATCTAATCCAGTGATTGATTCATTTTTAACCCCCTTTACTATGATGTCAAATAAATCAGCATAATAGTATTCAGTGTTTGAATCATAACCTTCTTCGATAATCTCACTGATTACGGCTTCGGAAATGTATTCCCTCTTAGCGAAGTCATTCAATATAGCATCTATTGGTCTTACACCTCTATCCTCTAGTAATCGTATCAAAAAAGGATTCACCTTCTTTTTCTTTTTTATTAGTGGCCTTGAAGTGGTAGCCCCTTTAAGTCTAGGTAAAAGAATAGATGCTTGAGGTATGCTTACTACCTCTTCTAAATAATCTACTGCATTGTCGGCAATAACTGTTTCAGCCTCATATTCATTTTCTACTTCAAATTTAATTTCTTTACGACCAAAAATCAATTCATAGAGAGGGGGCCATTCCAAAGTAAGAATATAATTACCTAAATGTTTTTTCTTTTTTGTTGTCTTCTGCAATTCAACATTGTATTCCCTTTCAGCATAACTTACTATTCGTGCTTCGTTTCTAATTATGGGCGCATATCCCGACTCGTTTATCCCCTTAGCCCTAAGATTATATTTTAACCATTTAACCTGCGGAGACTTTACAAAAGTCTCATCAGTTGGTTTTTCAGTTCCACTATCAGTTTCCATTATTGCTTTGATTAACTTTGTTTTAGTGATACCTGCTTCGGAAACTTGTTGGTCTATTTTTACTCTGCCTTCAACAAGAGTAACTAGTCTATCAAGTAATTCATCACTAGGAGATTCTACCATCATTTTCAAAACATTAGTCAAAGTCATTTGACTTGCAGTAGCGGGTTTTGCTTTGAGTAATTTAGACAAACCGGCTCTCAATGTAGAGCGAAGTTTTCCAACCTTGATGTTTTGCTTTTCAGCCAACCTCTCTACAGTTTCACTCAATTCGCCTTTCAGCAATTTGAGAATGCCGGAGTTTGAAGGTTCTTTACTAAAAGGTTCTAGGATTTGAATTAGTTTATTTTTACCTGTGGCCTTTCCAGCCATAATTTCTTCTAGTTCCTCTACTCTACCCCTTTGAATATCTAAAAGTAATTTTTCTATAGAATAAGAGCGATTCACCATAGACATATCAACCATTTAAGACTCCACCTATTCTTTCGCACAACCCCATACTTCAAATAGTTATCATTGAATAACAACTATAGCGTTTTCCAATTACCATCCCAATTTGGCTTATCCAATGTGAACTTTAATCCGGCACTCATATTCCTATTGAGTTCTCTTACTAATCTACTTTTTACGGAGTTGAACTCCGACCTAGTATCTTTTCCCTCCCAATCAACAGCCATATCATATTTTTCTGTCAATATTCTATTTGCTTCTTCTTCTATAGCATTCAAATAAGTTTCTCGACCCAACCATTTTTCTTTAGAACGCTGTAATACTTGTTCCCATTCTGTGCTTTTGATTATGTTTTTCCAACTCATTGTAATTCCTCCTTAAGCATAGTCTTCAAGGATAGTATCAATGTCCTCATCGTAATTACTAGCCACTTCTTCCCAATCTACATCATTAAGAGAATCAACTGAACCATCCGAATCTTCTCTTTCTAATTCTTCCATGAAACCTTCCATGTGAATCATTATACTAGCAAGCCAATTTGCTAGTTGCTCAAGAGTCTCTTCTTTATCATACCCGCTTTTAACTAATGATTTTATTTTAGCCAATACTTCTCTATAAACGGATTCTTCATTCATAACCCAAAGTTCTGCTGAACGAGTAGCAGTAGTAATACTCTTCTTCAATGTTCTTTTCCAACTCATTGTAATCTCTCCTAAACCATTTCATCTAAAGTCATATTGTTAAGTTTCATATTTCCAATAGCAAATAAAGCCTTTCGTTGTTCTAAAAGACCTTTTCTTCCATCATCGCTGAATCTATCAAACTCTTCAGTATTTATTCTTTCCTCACTATTAAGAATCCCCAATAGTGTTTTTGCTCTTGAATGTGTGTCTTTAGCATTCATAACAGTCTCTTTAACATAATCGTCGCTTCCATCATCGTAGTATTTGCTATAATAATTTACTAATGACAATAACATCATATTAGTTAAATCTTCCATACCGCCATCTTTCAATATTCTTTTCCAAGTCATTGTAATCTCTCCTGTCTATATTTATCTAAAGAATCAGTTTCTTGATACTCTTGTAAAAATTCCATAACTGCTTGAACACAACGATAAGTTAGCATATATTCTGCACCTTCTAATTCTTCTTCTTCTGTCACTTCTATAATATCTTCAATTTCTCTCATTACAGGAGAAAGAATTGCTTTCACTTTGGCTAGTCCTTCTTTAGAAGTAGGTGTTGATGTAAGAGCCTGTCCTTTTAATGGTAATAAAAAGGAACTTGGGTTTAAGTCTTTTAAAATATCTTCCCAATTCATTGTAATCTCTCCTGCATTTTTTCAGCGTGTTTGATTCTATCTTCGTTTGAGTAGAACTGTGCAGTAGTTTCCATTATTTGATTAAACTGTTCGGGTGAAGCATAATTAACTCCATTACTTTCAAAGTCATCGTAACCAACAAACTCTAATTCTCCAATTAATTCATCTATTGCGTCTTTAACTACTTTATCCGAAACCAAAGTATAATCTAACTTACCCATACCCGCCATTGTTTTTTCAGGGTCATCTTTCAAATCAATATTTTCTTTAGTTTCTTTTGCTTGTTTTACGGTGGGTTTTCCCACATTTTTCATAGGTTTTTTTATATTTGCTTGTG